CCGGTCTACGAGCACTTTTACCTCGGCAAGTTCCTGCCGTACGCGCGCCCGAGTCAGTATCCCTACCCGGTGGTGTGCGGCGGCATGCTCGACGGCGCCGCAGCGACGAGGTTTTCCGAGACGACGCACGATTTCTATTTGCGCGGCGGGCACAACCGCGGACGCCTGCGCACGCCTGCCTCGTGGGTGCAGATGTACTGCTGGCCGTGGGGCATGGGCGATCTGACCGGCACCACGCGGTATCTGCGCGATACCGGGGGACAGTACCCGCTGCACCCGGTGACCCTGGACGACAACTCCGCCAACGTGTGGGGCGAGCTGGACGGCATCTACCACGTCTCCGGCTTCAACAACGCCGTGGAGAACACGATCGCGCTCTCGGGCACGACGTACGTTGTGATGCAAGCCGTGGCGCGCACCGGTTTCGCCGACTACTACGCGCTGCGGCTGGATCCATAGAGGCAACGACGATGGCGTACTACAGCGGGGTGGCGAACAACGTCAACGAGCTGCTCACGGCGCTGCGCAACTCGGCGGAGGCCGACGGGTGGACGCTCGCGGGCGATGTGCTGAGCAAAGGCACGATGCACGTGCAGACGCAGGTCGCGTACGGCAGCCTCAAGGCGCGTGCCGGACTAGATAGCGCGATGGCAAGCCCCTGTCCATGGCAGCATATCGGCTATGTGCTGCTTAACACTGTCAATAGCGGCTGCGACATCACTTACCCGTGCAACTGGGAATTCCATGGTCATGCGCAGGAGGTGTACTTCATCGTCAACTTTGCGGTCGACCGATACCAGTTCCTCGCCTGGGGCAAGAGCACGGTGCCCGGACTGCCCGGTATCGGCACCTGGATCGGTGCCACCGTCGGGGTGGTGCTCAATGAGGTGTCCGAGCCCACCTACGTTTTTTCGCCGATCATCATTTATCCCTACGGTGGCGGGGGCACATATACTGGCAGCACCGGCTATATCAGCGCGGCGCTCTGGGGCACAAGCAGCTCAGCCTACGAGGTCGGCAACGTCACGCCCTGCTACATACATCATGACCTGGACGGCTACGGCTGGCGGATCGAGCCGTCCTCCTCCAATTTTTATCACCCCTTCGGCCGTTTCTGGATCGCCGACACAAGCGGCAAAGGCCCGTACTCATTCCAACCGTCGGCGTGGAACGCAGAGGCCGTGCTGCTGCCGCTGCGCTGCTACTTCAGGCGACCCTCGAGCATGCTGAGCCTGATCGCCGACTGCGAGCATGCGCGTCTCGTCCGCATCGACAACCTCACCCCGGGCGACGTGTTGACGCTTGGCAGCGACAAGTGGAAGGTCTACCCATGGCACCGTAAAAACGTTGCCGCGCGCAATGGCGGCGGCGGCGTCGACCACACCGGCACGCTGGGCTGGGCCGTGCGCTATCTGGGGTCTTAAATGGCGGCGATTGATGGATTTTTGGCGCGCGCCTCCGATGCCGGCTACACCGACCCCGGCTACATCAGCAATGATCTGGATGCGTACACGTCTGGATGGATCGGTGCGCTCGCCACACACGCCTCGCAGCGCTCGCCAGGTAGCAACGTCTACACCTCGACGCTGCCGATCGAGGCAAACGGCGCACCACGTATAGGCTGGATCGCGCGCAGCTACAGCGACGACTATTACCACCGCGTGCACGTCTATCCGGCCGTCGTCGACGTCGGTAACGTCGTCAGCGACACCCAGCGCCAGGTCGAGGTCTGGAACGCGCACTTCTCGCCGCGGACGCTAGCATCCGTGACCGCAAGCGGCACGACCGATGGCTTGAGCCTGTCCGGACAGCCCGATCCTCCGCTTAGTTACGGGCCGCTACAATCACGCATCTACACGCTGACGGCCAAGCTCGCGGGCGCGCCGGTGATCGATGCGCGCTACCAGTTCAACTTCAGCGCGGAGGCTCCTGCCACGCGCGTCACCGGCCGCCGCATCATCGTCTGGAGCTTCGGTGCTGACTGGGGCGGCGGCGTGCTCGAGCGCCTGACCTGGGCGACCGACGTGCACGCCCACTACGACGGCACCGAGCAGCGCGTGCGCATGCGCCAGCACGCGCGCCGCGCGATCGAATATCGGCTGCTCGCGCCGCGCGCGGACGTGATGCGCCGGATGGAGGCGCTGCTGTTCGGGTGGGGCGGCCGCTCCTATCTGCTGCCGATCTGGTGGGAGGCCGACCGCCTCGCCGCCCCGCTGGCGGCTGCAGCTACATCGATCACCGTGACCGACGCGGCGCTCAAGGACTACGCCGCCGGCGGCTACGTCGTGATCGAGCGCGATCGTGCTGCCGAGGCGGCGCAGATCGCCTCGATCGCCGGCAACACGCTGACGCTGGCGCTGCCCACGCAGCAGGCGTGGCCGGCGGGCAGCCGCGTCATGCCCGGCGTGCTCGCCACGCTTGAGGAGGCCGTGCCGGTGGCGCGGCCCACGGACGCGCTGGCAGCGGCCACGGTGCGCTGGTCTGTCGATGAGTCATCCGCGCGCGACCGCACCGCGCAGGAAATCGGGCCGACCTATTCTGGCCGCGCGGTGCTCGACGAGCGTCCGGACCGCGCCGAGGACGTGAGCGAGGAATGGGCGCGCACCTGGACGGTGCTCGACTCGCTTACCGGCATCGTCATGCGCGACGACACCAGCGGCTCGCCCGTGATCCGGCGCACGTACACCTGGCTGCTCTCCGGCCGCGCCGCGATCGATCGCTGGATGCGCTGGGCGGCCGCGCGAGCCGGACGCTTAACGCCGCTGTGGCTGCCTTCATGGGCCGATGATTTGCGCGTGGTGCAGGCGATCGGCGCCGGCGACACCGCCATCGTCGTCGATGCCACCGGCTCGGCGCAGTACGTCGGCGCGCACCCGCTGCGGCCGGCGCTGCGCATTGAGACCAAGGGCGGCGCCGTATACCACCGCGCCGTCACGGGTGTTGCTGCCGTCGATGCGACGCAGGATTCGATCTCGATCGACAGCGCGCTCGGCGTCGCGCTGCAACCGGCCGATGTGCGCCGCGTCATGTGGCTCACGCTGGCGCGGCTGGAGTCGGACGCGGTCGAGATCGCCTATGAATCCGATTCGACCGCGCGTCTGGCGGCCACGTTTCGATTGATCAAGCAATGATCGCCCGGCATGTCGTCGTCGCTTTGCTGCTCGCGTGCGCCGTGTTGCAGGCCGCAGTCGCCGCTGACGATCCGCGCGTCTGCTACGGCGGTCCGGCGCAAATCCCGCGCAGCGCGGACGGCAGCATCTTGCGCAGCGGCGCGGCACGCGCCGCGTTCGTCCGCATATACCCATGCCCATCCACCGGCCTGACGCGCGGGCCATGTCCAGGGTGGCAGGTCGACCACGTGATCCCGTTGGCTTGCGGCGGCTGTGACGCCCCGGCGAACATGCAATGGCTGCCGACCTCGATCAAGTCGGCCGCCTCCTCTGACGCCAAGGACCGCTGGGAGCGCGCCGTCTACTGCGGCCGGACAATGCCATGAGCTACCAGGGGCAAGAGTCCAGCGTCGCAGGCGGCGCGCCGCGCGAGCTGTATCGCTTCGCGCAGGGCTCGACGCGCTGGCTGCTCACGAACCTGGCCACGTCCTATCAGTACCAGGGCGAGACCTACGAGCCGGCCGCCGTGCGCCGCGGCGCGCCCGAGATCGGGCAGGACATCGCACGGGCCGGGATCGAGGTGCGGCTGCCGCGCGACCACGCGCTGGCGTCCCTGTTCGTCTCGACGCCGGCCGACGCCTCGGTCTCGCTCACGATCTACCGGATGCACTTCACCGACTCGGCCAGCGAGGTCATCGTCTACTGGCGCGGCCGGGTGGCTGGGGCGCGGCTGTCCGGCTCAGAGCTCGCGCTGCGATGCGAGCCGCTGCTGGCGAGCATGCGCCGGGTCGGGCCGCGGGCGCGCTATTCGCTCACATGCCGCCACGCGCTGTACTCCGCCGGCTGCGGTGCATCCGCGAGCACGTATCGCGTCTCAGGCACCGTGCAGACGGTATCGGGCAGCGTGGTCACCGTCAATGAGGCGGGCACGAAGCCGGACGGCTACTTCGTCGCCGGGATGATTGAGGCGGGCTCGGTCCGCCGGATGATCGTCGCTCACAGCGGCACGACGTTGACTCTGGCCGCTCCGATGGCTGTCCTCGCGGCCGGGGTCTCGGTGATGCTCTATGCGGGGTGCGATCACCTGCTCGCAACATGTCGCGACCGGTTCGCCAATGCCGCCAATTTCGGCGGCTTCCCGTGGATCCCGGCGAAGAACCCCTTCTCCGGCGATGCGATCGTGTAGGGGGGGGCGCATGTGGAACTACGTCGTCATGTGGGTCGTGTCGGCCATCATCTCCTGGGCTCTTGCGCCGCGTCCGCGCATCCCGGACGCGCAGCCAGGACAGATCGGAGATCGCGACATCCCGATCGCCAGTCAGGACGCGCCGATCACGGTGCTGTTTGGGACGCGCGTGCTGTCGCAGCCGAACGTCGTGTGGTGGGGCGACGTGACCGTCGATCCGATCCGACGCGATGGAGGCAAGAAGTGAAGGATGAACTGATCATTCGCGTCGAGCACGTCCGCCGGGCCGGCTACTGCATGCGCGGGGCGCGCCGTTGGGCGCGCGGCCATGGCATCGACTGGGCTCGCTTCGTCGCCGAGGGCGTACCGGCAGCCGCGCTGCGCGCCACCGGTGATGCGCTGGCGCGGCCCGTGATCGCAGCGGCGGAGGCCGATGCATGGATGCGATAGCTTGGGCGGTCGCGCTGGCGATGCTCGTGGCGACGTGCTGGTCGTATGGGTAAGAAAGTCACCGTCGGCTACTGGTACGGCGCCACCATGCACATGGCGCTCGCGCACGGGCCGGCCGACGCGCTCACGGAGGTCATCGTTGGCGACCGCAGCGCTTGGGCCGGCAGCCTGACAGCCAACGGCACGATCGCCATCAGCCGGCGCGATCTGTTCGGCGGCGAGGAGCGCGAAGGCGGTCTAGACGGCACGCTCGAGGTCATGTTTGGTGCCGCTTCGCAGGCGCCTAACGCCTACCTGCAAAGCAAGTTCGGCGCATCCGACACGCCGGCGTTCCGGGGCGTGACCACCGTGCTCTGGCGCGGGCTGCTGTCGGCCATGAACCCGTACATCAAGCCGTGGCGCTTTCGTCTACGGCGCATCCCATCCGCCTGGTATCCAGCGAAAGCCGCCATCGGCAGCAGCGACGCCAACCCGGCGCATATCGTGCGCGAGGCCCTGACGGATCAGGACTGGGGCCTTGCCTACAGCGCGGCGGACATCGACGATGCGGCGTTCACCGCGGCTGCCGATACGCTGCACGCGGAGGGATTCGGGCTATCCATCCTCTGGGATCGCGAGTCGTCGATCGATGACTTCCTCGCGGCGGTCATGCGCCACATCGACGGCGCGCTGTTCGTGCATCCGCGCACCGGTCAGTTCGTGCTGCGGCTCGTGCGCGACGACTACAGCCTGCCGGGCCTGCCCGTGCTGTCGCCCGCCAACGTGATCGAGGTCGTGGACTTCTCGCGGCCGACGGCAGGCGAGCTCGTCAACCAGATCGTGCTGACATACCGCGACGGGCCGACCGACAAGGACGCGGCCATCACCGTCCAGGACATCGCGCTCGTGGCCGCGCAGGGCAGCGTGGTCTCAGAATCGATCGCGATGCTTGGCATCTCGCAGTCGACGCTGGCGGCGCGCGTGGCCGAGCGCGAGCTGCGGCAGCGAGGCTCCGCGCTGGCCCGCGTCACGCTCGTCGCGGACCGCAGCGTGAGCCACCTGATGCCTGGCGACCCATTCAAGTTCACATGGCCGGCGTGGGGCATTACCGAGCTCGTCATGAGGGTGGCGCGGATCGCCTACGGCGACACGGCCGACGGTCGGGTGCGCATCGATGCGGTTCAGGACGTGTTCGCGCTGCCGCAGGCGAGCTACGCCGCCACGCCGTCATCCGGCTGGACCGACCCCATCAGCGCGCCGGCCCCGTGCCCGGCGCAGCTCGCCTACGAGGTGCCGTACTGGCAGATCGTGCAGGACGTCGTTGGCGAGATCCCGTCGATCCTCGCCGATATTGACCCGACCGACGGCATGGTGGCGTCGCTGGGCGCGCGGCCGAGCGCCGACGCCATCAACTACCACGCGTGGGCATGGGATGCAGCCAAGTCGGCCTGGGCCGACCGCGGCCGCGGTGCCTTTGCGCCCACCGCCTTGCTGGTCGCTGCCATGCCGCAGGGCGCCGCATCGGTCACCGTCACGTTGACATCCGCCATCGACCTGCACCGTGTGGCCGTCGACGATCTGGCCATCGTCGACGATGAGTGGCTGCTGGTGACCGCGGTCAACGTCCCGGCCAGCCAGGTGACGCTGGCGCGCGGCGTGCTGGACACCGTGCCGGCCGCGCACGCCGCCGGGGCGAGGGTCTGGTTCGCGCAGCCGCACTACATCCAGCCCGAGTACGTGGCCGGGGAGACCGCGCAGCTTCGCCTGACCCCGATAACCGGCCGCGGCGAGCTGGCGGTCGGCTCGGCCACGACCTTTACGCGCTCGATCCAGCAGCGGTTCGTGTGCCCCTATCCGCCCGGCAATGTGCGGTTCAACGGCGCGGCATACCCGGCCGCGGCGGCCGGCGACCTGGCCATTTCGTGGGCGCGCCGCAACCGCGTCACGCAGACCGGCGCGCCGGTGCTGCAGACCGCCGGCGACATCACTCCCGAGACCGGGCAGACGACGACCATCCGCATCTACGGCGGGGCAAGCCAGACCACGCTGCGGCGCACATTCTCGGCGCTATCCGGCACCAGCCAGACCTGGACGCTGGCCGATGCCGCCGCGGACGGCGCCGCGAGCGAAGACCGCATCAGGGTCGAGCTCGAGGCCAGCCGCACGGACGGCCACGGCACGTTCGTGAGCCTGTACAAGCACTCGGTCACCGTGGACCGCGCCGGCTACGGACTGCGTTACGGGCAGTACTGGGGCGGCGCATAAGGAGCACAGATGCCATCGACGGATCCACATCTCGGACTCACCTACGGCTGGACGCTCGGCGAGAGCGGCTGGCACACCGGCATGGACGCGAACCTGAAGCGCCTGGGGGCCCTGGTGGGCCTGTCCGTGATCAACCGCACCACCACCACGCCGCCCGCCAGCCCGAACAACGGCGACCGCTACATCATTCCGGCCGGCGCCACGGGCGCGTGGTCGGGCAAGACCGACCAGATCGCGGTGCGCATCGACGGGGCTTGGGAGTATCACGTCCCGCAGCCAGGCTGGATCGCCTACATCGTGGCCGAGGACAAGCTGGCGGTCTACAGGTCCACCGGCTGGAGCGCCGGCATCACCCCTTGA